TTACTGCAATTGTTATAACTGATGGTGGATTTGGATACGCAACAGCACCTGCTATTTCATTTGATTCTGGAACAGCAAAGGCAACAGCAACAATTACCACATCTTTTGTTTCTGGGTTTACCAAGATTTCAGGTGGATTTAACTACCAAGAATCACCACAAATTCAAATCACTGGTGGTGGTGGATCTGGTGCTACGGCAACAGCAACTGTAAATATTGATAATCTTTCAGTATCTTCAATAACTCGTTCTGGCACTATTGCTACAGCAACAACTGCAGTAGCACATGGATTTAGTTCAAATCAAACTGTCAAAATTTCTGGTGCTTTACCAAGTGGATATAATGGAGATGTTATAGTTACTGTTCCAAGAATAAATAAATCCGTATCTAGCATTACTCGCTCTGGAACTACTGGTACAGTAACAACTTCATCGTCACATGATTATAATACAGGTGATCGCGTTACTATTTCTGGAGCAACTGGAACATCTGCTGGATATAATTCAAATTATAATGTAATTGTTACTGGGCCTACAACATTTACAATAAAAGTTCCATCAACTCTTCCAGATCCAGCCGTTGGAACCATTGTGTCATCTATTGAAGATAATACAGCAACAACATTTACATATACTGTATCAAATACATTAGCACCAGCAGATGGAACTATTACAGCATTTTCTGGAGAAGTTATTGCAATTAATTTAATAACATCTGGAACTGAATACACGTACATTCCAAATGTTATTATTACCCCATCAACTGGTGTATTTGTGCAGTTTTCTGCGACAGGAACACTTCCTTCACCACTTGTATCTGGCACAGCATATCGCGCAGAAACTCCACTGAACGGATCAACTGGAACATTCACAGTTAAAAACTCTGATTTTAGTGATGTAAATATCACCTCATCGGCTACTGGAACATTCTATGTTGTTTTATCCCGTGCATTTGGTGTTTCTTTTACAAACAAATGGCTAGGTGACTTCACTAATCTAACAACACCATCTACGATTTATTGGGGAACTGATTATTTACTGCCAACAACTAGTCCTGCAATTGACAATGGTTCAACACCAGCATATTTGAATGTATTTTCAACGTCTGTTGCTACAGCATATACATCATCAGGATATGCAACCGCTGGTGGAACAACTGGGTTAATTAGTGTTGTTTCATTTGGAACTGGTCAAGCGTACTACGCGAAGAGATTCTCTGTCTATCCATTGCCATATAACAACCTGATTCAACCATCGAATGTGCAGTTTTTGCAGGAAAATGAGACTGTAAAATTTTCTACTAGCGGAGTGTTGCCATCTCCTTTGGTTGCTGGAACTGACTACCAAGTTAGGGTGATTGGAGATTCTGTTAATGTATACTCTAGTGGAGTGTTGGTTCCGATTACAACCCCCGGCACTGGTCAATTGGCACTAGACATTCAGCGCACTTTAAATGTATCTCCATCTACAAGCATTGTGGCTGATGCTTCGTTATACACAACTGGTCAATCCGTTACTGTGCGAGCCAACTCAGGTGATGTCCTGCCAGATGGTCTTGTTGCAGGAACGACATATTTCATTCGTAGAATTGATAACAATGAATTTGAATTGTATGCCACAAAAGCACAATCTCAAAACCTATCTAGCGTTGTTGGAAGAAGAGAGTTTTTAACTAGTGGACTATCCACGGAGAGCAAATTCTTCGTCGATGCCATTGAGGATCCAACCCTAGTTAAGAGTGTTGCTAACATTCAAAAACCCCTTACAGACGGTTTTGTAAGCCTTTACGCTATGGATTATGGACGTAGCAATGATTTAACCTTGATTGGTCAATATCATCCGCAAGAAGTCAACCCACAATATCGCAGGATTCGTATTGGTAAACCATGCGCATGGGTGAGGATTGCATACCGCATTAAGCCTCCAGTCATAACGTCAAAATACGATTTCATTCCGATTGAGCATACCCGTGCAATAATCACTGCTGTCCACGCTTGTGATCTTGAAGATAAGGATTTCGCTGAACAGGCACTTCGTTACTGGGGATTCTCATTGGCGTACTTGAAAAATCAACAAGAACACCAAGATGGTCACGCTTTTGTTCCACCGCAGATCAATAATGAAACCTATGGCGATGGTTCTGATGTAGTTATGTTCTAATGAAAAGTGAGAACATCACAGCAGGTCGGATGTCAAAGGTATCCAGTGGCTGGATTCAGGGTGTAAACTCTGTTAGAAATCCGTGGTTATTGCCAGACAACCAGTTCAAGTGGGGTGTTAATGTAACAGTCCGTGGAGGCTTGATTCAAACACGACCGGGGCATAAAATGCACTTATCTCTTCCATCTGGAAACTTCCAAGGTGGCATTTTGTTTGCATCAAACAAACAAAAAGATGCTCCCGTAACGCAGAATATCAATGGGGTGATTACCCTAACTCCTGCAAAGATCTTTGATGTTAACGGAAACGGAATCGTTGCAGACGAACTAAATTACATGATATTTGCTGTGAATGGCAATGTCTATTATTCCCCATTTCCACTTGTTCAGCCAAGCAATTGGGAAGATTACAGACTAAAAAACATAAAGCTATCAGCGGATGTAGATCAGTTTGTTTTTACACTAGCAACTAAATCTGCAAATCTGACTACTGGAAGTCAAGAATTCTCAACTCCATCACACAGGATTGTTATGATCCAAGATGGCATTTCATACCCAGCATATTGGGATGGTTCTGATAAAGTTGGTACTCAGACATCAACAATTCCAGTGGGGTATTGGATGGCATACTCTGGAAATCGTCTCTGGATTGCCAATAAAAACATCGTTTTAGCATCTGACTTGGGCGATCCAACCTCATTCCAAGAACGTGCAACTGGAACTTCCCGTGGTGATTTTAGTTTTTCTCGTCCAGTAACTGGAATGGTGAGTTATGTCGGTCAGGACACGTCTACGAGGTTGATCGTGTTTACTGACAGGTCTACATTTCAACTCAAATCTAACGTGTTTGACAGAACGCAATGGGTAACAACTGATAACTTCCAATCAACACTTTATCCATCCGTTGGATGTATTGCTGGAAAATCAATTGCTTTTCAGGCAGGTCAAATGTGGTGGTATTCTCAGAACGGGCTGATAACTACAGATCCCGCTGCTACGGCATACTTATCATCTCAGGTTCTCTGTAAGGACTTGGAGATGGCAAGGACAAAGAGATTGATAACCTCTGATGCAAGTAAAATTTGCGCTATCGGATTTGAGAATTACTTGCTTTATTCCGTACCTTTCATGCAGACATTGAATTCCGACACAATGGTATTGGATTACGCTGCTGCGTCTGAATGGGGTGAGAATAAAAATCCAGCTTGGTGCGGCGTTTGGACAGGTACACGTCCTGTTGAATGGACATCTGGAATCATTGGTGGACAATCTAGGTGCTTTCACTTTTCTGTTGATTACTCAGCCACAAACGATGGTTCGTACAATCATCTGTGGGAATCATTCCAGCCAGAGAGGGTTGACTCTTACTTGAAAATAAATCCAGATAAGACAACTACAACTCTATACAATCGCATTTACTCGCAATTTGAAACACCACTTTTAGGCGATCAAATGGATTTAAAGCAATTTAAATATGGGGAGATAGAGTGCGCTCAAATTGGAGGCACTGTTGACGTTGAGGTATCTTATAGGGGAAGCAAGGGAAACTACAATTCTATCCTAAAAAAGCGACTTCTAGCAGTCACTGATAATTACCAATGGGACAATACTCCGTATGAAGAGCAAATCCGAGATCTTGGATTGCTAAATACTCAATATCGCAGACTGATTACCGAATCCGCTCAACGCAACTCACTCCTTTCCACTTGCGAGTCTAGACTAACAGACGATGTCGATAAGGCATTTTCATTGCTAATTGAATGGTGCGGTGAGTTTGGTGTGGAGGTTATCCGTTTGTTCATGGATCCTTGGATGGAAAAATCCACTGGCGCACCTCAAGGTGACGAAACCCAATCGTGCGTTGTTTCACAAAATGGTGAATCGTTGACGATAGATTTGCTTCCTAACCCATACGAGCAACAATCTCCCAATGATAAATCGTGGAGTGCCAAGGTGTTCAAAACAGCAACGCTAAGTTGTAATATAAATACGTCTCAATCAATTTCAGCGACTGCTTCAGCATCGTTTTTGTCGTATATTTCGTTTGAACATGCTCAAGAAGAGGCAGGAGTACTTGCTTTACAGGCCGCAACATCTGCTGCACAGCAGTTTAAAGCGCAAAACCCTTGTTAATATGCCGTCGATAACATCATCAAAATTAGATACTACTAACTTTCCAAATAAGTTCATATCTCCGTTTGGTGATGATCCTGTTGTACCTATTTACTCTTCAATTCCGTTTAGCACTGGTCAAAATAATTGCTTGCCATGTGCGATTTGCGGGTCTAATTTTGATCGTCAAATCATTCTTAAAGCGGAAGCTGAGAGATTCAATACAATACAAACCTCCAACAAAGAAGATATTTTAGTTGGATTTAATTAATATATATATGAAACCAAAAATGCAATACAAACTCGTTCCAAAAGGCACAAACGAATTCTTAGAATTGGTTGATTTTGCCGAGGAATTTGATCATAAAATAATCGAGCATCCTAACATTAATGTTTATGCTCATTATTCTAATGGAAATCTATTTGGATATTCTGACCATGTATATTTGCCAACTGTTTATCCAGCATTTCACCCAAAGCACACACGTCCACAAGACGTTATTCAGGTAATGAGAGATTGGGTTACATATTGTCAAATTACAAACTCACCTAGTTATATTGGTGTCCCTTTAAGGGATGAACGAATTAACTTTACAAACGAAATAATGGAAAAATTAGGGTTGACTCCTACCAAAAGAGAGATTTACTCTATCACTACTTAATAATATGGGCGGATCTACCTACACTCCAGAAATACAGACACCTACACCTGAAGCTAATATGCTCTTAGCTTCTGAAGCAAATGCAGGAATGTATGGTGGATTAAAGTCACAAGCTAAATTCTTGGAAATGGCTACGCAAGTTAAGCCAATGGAACAAACTTTTGATGGATCCCAAT